ATTATAAAAACAATTTATAATAACAACCCATCAGCTTTCAAATCATTAATGTTAAATAAAACTTTAATTCAATTTTTAACTAAGTAATTATGAAAAATCAAAATATAGGACATTTAACAACTGTTAATTCTGGTCACCCTCACCGTATCGAAATATTTAATGTAGGTTACAATTTAATAGGGGATATTATACCTGAAGATTATCAAACTAAAATTAAAAATTTCTTAAATGAAATAAAAGATAATAAATTAACTAACAACAGTGCAGTATATATTACTCCATTATCTGAATTACCTTCATATAAACTTAAAAATTATATTGAAGAAAATAAGTTAAATATAACTACTGCTCGTAAACTTGAGAAATTAGATACTCTAATTATTAATAAAGAATTTATTGAAAATAATTATCTTAATATTACAGTATGGGATAGTCTTACAAGAACATATTTAACTAATCATATAACTGACTATTTAGTATTTCCAATAGATGTTTTAATAAAAGATCCTAAATTTAAAAAACATATCAATCCAATGAAAAATAAATGGAATGATATAACTATAAAAGGAAAAAAACATATTACTCATTATTGTGTATCAATGGATGAATATAATATTATATGTACTAAAATTCCTTACTTCCAAACTATTAAAGATAAAGCTACAATACATAGAGGAATTAGACTTGAAGGATCACATGGTTCTAAAAAAGCATTCGATAGTTTAGAGTTTTATATTAATCTATTAGATAATGTTAAAAAACATAATTTAAAAGTTGTATTTGATTCAAATGTAAATGAAGATATTAATAAAGGACTAATTATTGATTTTGATATATTCCAAAATTTATATGGAATGTTAAAAAGTACTGATACTGGTAATTGGGAGGTAGCTAAAGAAATTATAGCTAACTGTGAGTTTGAAGCATCAAAACCTTATATTATAGCTTTATATAATATGTTTATGGATTTACGTAAAACAAGTCCTAATAAAAATTATAATTTAGTTAAAAAAGTATTAGATACTAAAAAATTAGGTATAAAAATACAATATAGAGGATATATACCAGCATTTGAATCATTATTATCACATTTTAGTGCTAAATGTCCTGAGTTAATTCCACAACTAATGCCTTGTTTAATTTACCGTATAAACGACTTAGCTAAAAAAGAAGTAATTAAAGAGATAATACTCGCTTAATATTTATACGTAAACAATATTAATGGCTAAAGTAGTACTTTTAAGTTGTACCAAATCAAAGACTAAACATGCAGCTCCAGCACAGGAGCTGTATTCAGCTTCTCCAATGTTCCAAAAAACATTAGAATATGGCAAATCACTTAAACCAGATAAAATGTATATATTATCTGCTAAACATCATCTAGTTCCTTTAACTAAAACATTAGAACCTTATGATAAAACTCTTAAGGAAATGCCTAAAGATGAAAAAGACAAATGGGGTGAGGAAACAATTAAACAAATGAGATCATCAGGTATTAATCCTGAAAAAGATCAATTTGTATTTCTAACAGGAAGCGAATATATGAAACCATTTGACCAATATATCCCAGATAGTAATATAGAAAATCCTATGAAAGGAAAACGTTTTGGAGAGCGTTTAAAGTGGTTAAATTCACAAGTACAAAAATTAACTGAAGCATTTAAACGTCTAAAAAATCTTATATATGAAGCCCTCAAAAAATAAATTAAACGAGTACATTCAATTGTATTTAAATGACTTAGAAGATTATGGTGATAGTCAAGCTGACTTAATGATAGCTGAATCAACATTAAATACATTTAAGTTATTGTTAGTTGAGTCTAATCAAGACGTCCCAACATTGTTACGTGAAGCTATAACAAAATCAGAACATGAACAACGTGAAGTATTTGAAGACTTTTTAGAGTATCTAGAAAACATATAACACTTGTTTGGCTACTAAGAGTAATGATGTTATATTTAATAAATAAACAAACAACATGAAAGAAGTAAAACCATTAGTCATAGACGAAACATTAAAAACAAAGAAGTATACATCACCTGATGGTACAGTACGTCATATCAAAGATGGTAAATTACATAACTGGGAAGGACCAGCATTAATTACACCAGAAGGTAAACCAGAATATTATATTAATGGTGTTCAACACACCAAAGATAGTCATAAAAAAGCTAAAAAAGATGGTGTTGGCCTACCATGGTTTAAAAGTAGTATAGGAAAAGGAACTAGATCATAATAATATGAAAATAGGTTTTATTCTCCCTGGACGGGAGTTCTCAGAAAAATTTCTAAATAGTTGGACAAGCACATTAAAATCAATTCCTAAAGAATGGGATTGGTTTTTAATCACAGGGTATGTTCCAAATATATTCTATAATAGACAAGCATTACTTGATCGAGCTAAAATGTTAAGACCAACTCACTATATGTGGATTGACAGTGATCAAGTATTTAACTTCCAAATGTTAGAAAAATTAATAAACCATAATCTACCTATAGTTTCAGGAATATATAAGAAAACATCAGATATATTTGCTTGTTGTGGATTAGATGGTCAAACATTAACTACTATTGATATTGAAGGACAAACAGATTTAATTGAGGTTAAAGCAAATGGAATGGGTTTTATGTTAGTTAAACGTGAAGTACTTGATTATATAATAGATCCATTTGAACCTATTAATCCTGACCAATGGGAAGATTTTACTTTTCAAGAAAAAGCTAGGCAAAAAGGATTTAAGTCATATATTGATCCTACAATTATAGTAGGACATGAAAAAAAGATAATATTATGAAAATAGGATTTTGTGGAACAATGAGTGTAGGTAAATCTACACTAGTAAATGCATTAAAAGAATTACCTGAATTTAAAGATTATTATTTTGCTACTGAACGTAGTAAGTATTTACGTGATTTAGGTATTCCATTAAACACTGATAGTACATTAAAAGGACAAACAATATTTTTAGCTGAACGTTGTTCTGAATTAATGCGAGACAATGTTATTACTGATAGAACAATTATTGATGTAATGTCATTTGCTAAATGTGCTGATTCAATTTACAGTGATGATAAAGAAGCATTTACTAAATATGCGGCTCCATTAATTTGGGAATATGATTATATATTCTATGTATCACCTGTTGGAGTTGATATTGAAGATAATGGAGTTAGAACAACAGATGCTGATTATCGTAAGTTAATTGATATAACTATTAAGGGTACTATAAGTGAAAATTTAAATAAAATTAAAAGTTTAGCATTTATATCAGGTACTACTGAGGAAAGAATAAAACAAGTTAAATCTTGTCTAGGTTTTTGATATTTATACACAAAAACTAAACACAATGAAATTATCTGAATTAAAAAAGTATATTGAAGAAAATATTACTGAAATTTTAAGCGAGGAAGCTTACGCTGGACCAGAAGGAATACCTGGTATGAAAATCGATAAAGGATATAGTAAATTAAGTTCTAAAAGTAAAATGGATGCTGAAGTTGAGTTAAAGAAAGGAGGCATTGTTAATTTAGAAGAAAAAGATGAAGATGAAGAAGTAGAAGATACTTACGGTAAAGAAGATGAAGATGATAAGAAAGATGCTAAAATAAAAGATGCTAAACCTACTAAATCTGATCTTAAAAAGAATGCTAGTATAGCTACTATAACAGATACATTAGCTAAAGCAAAAAAAGAATTTAAAGAAATTACTGAAAAATATAAAAAAGCAGAAGGTAAAGAAAAAGCTGAGTTTTTAGCTAAATTGAAAGATTTAACACCAAAGATACAAACATTAAAAAAAGCTTTAGAAAAAAAAGAGGAAGCTCTTAAATAAGCTAACAAATAATGGTTATTTATGAGTCAAGACATAAAACAAATAATTCGTGAAGAATACCTGAAGTGCGCCTCTAACCCAGCGCACTTTATGCGTAAGTATTGCTATATCCAACATCCACAACGTGGTAGGATCATGTTTAATCTATATCCCTTTCAAGATAAAGTACTTAACTTATGGAAAGACAACCCATATGATATAATACTTAAATCAAGACAGTTAGGTATATCTACTCTAGTAGCAGGTTACTCCTTGTGGTTAATGTTATTTCAACAAGACAAAAATGTCTTATGTATAGCAACTAAACAAGAAACAGCCAAAAACATGGTGACAAAAGTTAAATTCATGTTTGAAAACTTACCTTCTTGGTTAAAAATCACAGCTGAAGAAAATAATAAACTAACATTACGATTAAGTAATGGCTCTCAAGTTAAAGCAGTATCAGCAGCTGGTGACGCAGGTCGATCCGAAGCTGTTTCTTTGCTGATTATAGATGAGGCAGCATTTATTGATGGTATTGGTGAAATTTGGGCATCTGCTCAACAAACCTTAGCCACTGGGGGAGGAGCAATTGTATTATCTACTCCATATGGTACTGGTAACTGGTTCCACCAAACGTGGGTTAAAGCGGAAGCAGGTGAAAATCAATTCTTACCTATTAAATTACCATGGTATGTTCATCCTGAACGAGATGAAGAATGGAGAAAAAGACAAGATGAATTATTAGGTGATCCTAGAATGGCAGCACAAGAATGTGACTGTGACTTTAGTACATCTGGTGATGTAGTATTTTATCCTGAGTATATAGACTTTATTGCTCAAACTTATATTAAGGATCCCTTGGAGAGGCGCGGAGTTGATCATAACTTATGGATATGGGAACCAGCAGATTATAGCCGTAGTTATATGGTTGTAGCTGATGTTGCTCGAGGAGATGGTAAAGACTTTTCAGCGTTTCATATTATAGATGTTGAAACAAATACTCAAATAGGTGAATATAAAGGACAATTATCACCTAAAGAATTTGGCTATTTGCTAGTAGCAATAGCAACAGAATATAATGAAGCATTGTTAGTTGTTGAAAATGCTAATATAGGATGGTCAACAATTGAGTCAATACAAGAAAGAGGATATAGAAATTTATATCATTCTCCTAAAACTGAAGCAATAAGCGCTGATTCTTACTTAGATAAATTTGATGACCCATCAAAAATGACACCTGGATTTACAATGTCTTTAAAAACAAGACCACTAGTGATTAACAAATTCAGAGAGTACATTGGAGATAAAAGTGTTATCATACAATCTAAACGATTATTAGAAGAAATGAAAGTGTTTATTTGGAGAAATGGCAGACCAGAAGCACAATCAGGATACAATGATGATTTAGTTATGAGTTTTGGAACAGCAATGTATGTAAGAGACACAGCTCTTAAATTTAGAACACAAGGGATGGATTTAACTCGTGCGATGCTTAGTAATATTACTGTAGTTAAATCAAACCAACAAGGTATCTACGGAACTACATTCAACAATAATCCATACAATATGGATTTTGGGCATGGGAATGAGGACATTAGCTGGTTACTATAATATTTATACATATAATTTAATATAAAATGGCAGATACAAGTGTATTTACACGACTAAGACGATTATTCTCTACTGATGTCATCATCAGAAATGCTGGAGGTAACGAACTTAAAGTAATGGATGTTAATAGTATCCAATCAACAGGTGAGTTTCAAACTAACGCGTTAGTAGACCGCTATAACCGTATTTACTCTAATAATAGTACATCACTTTATGGTGCTCAATTAAATCTTAACTGGAAGTATCTACGTACTCAAATTTATTCTGACTATGATGCGATGGATACTGACGCTATTATCGCGTCTGCTTTGGATATAATCGCAGATGAATGTACTCTCAAGAACGATATGGGTGAGGTACTTCAAATTAAGAGTAGTGATGAAGATATACAAAAAATATTATATAACTTATTCTATGATGTGTTAAACATTGAGTTTAACTTATGGTCTTGGATTCGTCAAATGTGTAAGTATGGTGATTTTTTCTTAAAATTAGAAATAGCAGAAAAATTTGGTGTATACAATGTTATACCATATACCGCTTACCATATCGCTCGTGAAGAAGGATACGATCCTAAAAATCCAGCTGAAGTAAGATTTGCATTTAGTGCAGATGGGTACTCAGGTGGAACAGGTTACTATGGAGTGACAGGGCAAGGTAATTTTTCTTCCAATAAACAAGACAATAAAGTTTATTTTGATAATTATGAAATGGCTCACTTTAGATTAATTACTGATGTGAACTATTTACCTTATGGTCGTTCTTATTTAGAGCCAGCTCGTAAGTTATTTAAGCAATATATTTTGATGGAAGATGCAATGTTAATCCATCGTATTTGTCGCGCTCCAGAAAAACGTATTTTCTACATTAATGTTGGTTCTATTCCTCCAAATGAAGTAGAAAACTTCATGCAGAAAACTATCAACACAATGAAGAAAACTCCATTAGTTGATCCTAATACTGGTGAATATAACTTAAAGTATAACCAACAAAATATGTTGGAAGACTTTTACATACCAGTTAGGGGTAATGATTCATCTACTAAAATTGAGCCTACTAAAGGAATGGAATACAACGGTATTGAAGATGTTCAATACTTAAGAGATAAGTTATTTGCTGCTTTAAAAGTACCTAAAGCATTTATGGGTTATGAAAAAGACTTAACTGGTAAAGCAACATTAGCAGCTGAGGATATTCGTTTTGCTCGTACTATTGATCGTATTCAACGTATTATATTATCTGAATTAAACAAAATAGCATTAGTTCACTTATATACTCAAGGATATAGAAACGAAGGTTTAACAAACTTTGAATTAGATTTAACTACTCCTTCTATCATTTATGATCAAGAAAGAATAGCATTAATGAAAGAAAAAGTAGAATTAGCTCGTAGTATTATTGAGACTAAAGTATTACCTACTGACTGGATCTATAATAATGTATTCCATTTAAGTCAAGATCAATTCGATGAGTATCGTGATTTGATTGCTGAAGACCAAAAACGTATCTTCAGAATGAAACAAATTGAAAATGAAGGTAATGACCCATTAGAATCAGGTAAATCATATGGTACACCTCACGATTTAGCAGCATTATATGGTTCAGGTCGCTACAACAGTGGGGTACCTGATGGATATAGTGATGATCTTACTTTAGGTCGCCCTAAAGAAAAAGCATCTAATATTGGTACTCAAGATCATTATTTAGGTACTGATAGATTAGGTAATAAGGGTATGAAGAAAGGTGATGATACTGGTGAAGATAAGTCACTAAGAAATAACTTTAAAGGTGGTTCACCATTAGCGTTAGAAACTATCCAAAACAAAACATTACTTGAATCAATGGATAAAAAACTCGTGTTTAAAAAAGACGATTCTTCGTTATTAGATGAATCTCAAATACGAGAATAACAACTTCATATATATTTATAGATAAATTATTGCTAAAGTGAATATAAAACACTCGAAGTACAAAAATACTGGAATCCTTTTTGAATTGTTAG